CCTACTACGAAGGCAGCGCGAGAAGCATTCCTGCAGAATACGATGACTGCACGGTCGAAGACTTCTGCATGTCAAACGACGGCGACCTGCTCTTCAAGATCAAGGTCAAGGAGAAAGCACCGACAGACCCTAACTGGAAAGAGGGCGCACTGCGGGTGTACGACGAAAGCTACCACTACTGGGCGAAGGTCTACGAGACCGGATCGCAGTACGGCATCGACGGCGGCAGAGTCAGCAAGCTGACGATCAGGCGGAACGGCGAGATCGTCGCAAACTTCGATCGCGGATGGGATGTCACGCCGGTCGACGAAGGTACGCAACTCGCGATGGAGATCATCCTCCATCAGTACGCATAAGGAGGACACGGATATGTTCGGAATCAGCAGAGAGACGGTGGAACGTCTGAGACGCGAATACCCGGTCGGATGCCGCGTCGAGCTCGTCCAGATGGACGACTGCCAAGCGCCACCGATCGGCACCAAAGGAACGGTCAGAGGCGTCGATGACATCGGCAGCATCATGGTCGCATGGGACAACGGCAGCGGGCTGTCGGTCGCATACGGCGAAGACAGATGCAGGAGGATCGACGAATGAAAAAGCCGGTACTCGAATACGACAGTCGCGGACCCAGCGGAAACATCTACTGGATACTCGGTCAGGTGCGCAGGATCATGCAGAAGCAAGCGCGGATCATCGCTTACAACGATATGTGGGAAAAGGTACAGAACGCGCACAGCTACAACGAAGCGCTGGAGATCATCGGTAAGGAGGTTACACTGATCGACACCGCGAAATAACGGACGGCGGCAGCGGAAAATGCTGTCGTTTTTTGTCGGAAAAAATAAGGAGGGACAGAGCGATTGGCGGAAAAGAAGATCATAGTCCCGGAGAAAAAGCTCATCACAAACGCCAGTCTCGCCGATCGCGCCGTCGCATTTATCTCCGCCCTCAAGCACACGAAGGGCGAATGGCACGGAAAGAATTTTGAACTGCTGCCGTGGCAGGAAAAGGTCGTGCGGGACGTCTTCGGAACGGTCAAAGCAAACGGATACAGACAATACAACACGGCATATATCGAAATACCGAAAAAGCAAGGCAAGAGCGAGCTCGCAGCAGCGGTCGCTCTTTATTTATTGGCTGGCGACGGTGAATGGGGTGCTGAAGTGTACGGCTGCGCAGCAGACCGGCAGCAGGCGTCCATCGTGTTCGATGTCGCATGTCAGATGGTGGAACAGTGCCCGGCGCTCAAAAAGAGGATCAAGCCGGTACTTTCCCAGAAGCGATTGGTCTACACCCCGCTGAACAGTTTCTATCAGGTGCTGTCGGCGGAATCATACACGAAGCACGGACTCAACGTCCATGGCGTCGTATTCGACGAACTGCACGCACAGCCGAACAGACTCTTATACGATGTTATGACGCACGGCTCCGGCGACGCCCGGAAGCAGCCGCTGTTCTTCCTGATCACGACTGCAGGCACCGACCGGAACAGCATCTGCTGGGAGGTGCACCAGAAGGCGCAGGACATCATCGCGGGACGGAAGATCGACCCGACGTTCTATCCGGTCATTTACGGAATACCGGATGACGCGGACTGGTCGGATGAAAAGAACTGGTATCTGGCAAACCCGTCGCTGGACGTGACGGTGGACATAGATAAACTCCGAGCTGCTTACCAGAGCGCGAAGGACAATCCGGCAGAAGAAAACCTGTTTCGGCAGCTCCGACTCAATCAGTGGGTAAAACAGAGCGTGCGCTGGATGCCGATGGACGCATGGGACAAGTGCGATTCAGTGGTGGATCCCGAGGCGCTCATCGGGCGCGAATGCTATGCCGGACTCGACCTGTCGAGCAGCACCGACATCACAGCGTTTGTCCTCGTATTTCCGCCCAGAGATGAAGATGAGAAATACATCGTTCTCCCGTTCTTCTGGGTACCGGAAGATACGGTCGAGCAGCGCGTCAGACGCGACCACGTCCCCTACGACGTGTGGGTGAAGCAAGGCAGCGCGATGACGACCGAAGGCAACGTTATCCACTACGGCTTTATCGAGCAGTTCATTGTTGAACTCGGCAAGAAGTACAACATCCGCGAGATCGCCTACGACCGGTGGGGTGCGGTGCAGATGAGCCAAGATCTTGAAAACGAAGGCTTCACGATCGTCCCGTTCGGTCAGGGCTTCAAAGATATGTCACCCCCCTCGAAAGAGCTCATGAAACTGGTGCTCGAAGGACGGATCGCGCACGGCGGCAACGCCCCGCTTCGCTGGATGATGGATAACATCTTCGTGCGGACGGACCCGGCTGGCAATATCAAGCCGGACAAAGAAAAATCAACGGAACGCATCGACGGCGCGGTCGCCACGATCATGGCGCTGGACAGAGCGATCAGACATCAAGGAAGCAGCGAGAGCGTGTACGACTCTCGCGGCATACTCTTTATTTGATTTTAGCCACTTTTTCTTCGAAAAACGGCAAAGTTGCGTAAAAAGTTGAAAAACCCCTTGATTTTTGATAAAATGTGAGTATAATAAAACGATTTGGTCAAGATGCCAGATGGGCGGCTTGGGGAAACAAGGAGAAAAAGGTATGTATCACTGGATTGAGGATAAGGACTTTCTGAACAGAATGAAGTCGCTCTGCTCAGATATCGTCAATCAACTTGTTCAAGCCATCAACAGCGACGGACTCATGGAAGTCAAGCAGCATCTCGTCGGAAGCGGCGCAAAGAACCTCATCACGCAGAACGCTAATGAACCGATCGATCTCGATTATAACCTCGAGATCATCGACAGCGGAGATACGAACATCAATGATGGGCGTGCAATAAAGAACTACGTGAAAGAAGTGTTCGACAGCATACTCATCAAAGCCGGATGGAATCCGTGCCAAGATTCGACTTCGGCGCTTACAACGGATCAGCGTTTTTTCAAAAAAGGAAACAAGACTCCGTTCAGCATCGACATCTGCATTATCAGAGTTGACCGAAATGGCAGCTGGTACCGACTGATCCATCAGAAGACAGGCATTGTTCAGTTGGATCAGTACTACTGGAACGAAGCCCCACAGTCGAAAGGGCTCACCGATCGTGTGGAATGGTTGAAGGACAATGATTGCTGGTTGGAAGTGCGGGATGCATATTTGGAAAAGAAAAATATGTATCTCACCCGAAACGACCGAAATCACCATTCGTTCAACATTTACATTGAGGCGGTAAACGAAATCTACGGTAAGTATAACGGAGGGTTTGGCTATGTTCGATCCATATTTTGATTTAGAAACTGGCGAAATCGGGCATTCGATTTCGGACAACATGCTGATGGACTCCGACGGCGACTTGCTCATGAAGATGTCGGATAACATGGCGCTCGATCGTGACTCAGGAGATATTCACATTATATCGTCATTTGGATCATCTCGATCCGACGATGATGAAGATGACTAAATAACTCAACCGAATACGAAATTAAGCATCTACCGGAAACGGCAGGTGCTTTTTTCATGCCAAAAAGGAGGAAGCATGGGTATCTTTTCAAGCATTTTTAAAGCGCGGGATAAGCCCCAGAACAGAACGTCAGGCAGCGGATACAGTTTCTACATGGGAAACAGTACAGCCGGAAAGACGGTGACGGAGCGCTCGGCAATGCAGATGACGGCTGTTTACAGTTGCGTCCGCATTTTAGCCGAAGCAATTGCCGGACTGCCGCTGCACGTATATCAATACAATAACGACGGCGGCAAGGACAAGGCGCTGAAGCACCCGCTGTACCACATCCTGCACGATGAGCCGAACCCGGAGATGAGTTCTTTCGTCTTCCGCGAAACGCTCATGACGCATCTGCTCTTGTGGGGTAACGCCTACGCACAGATCCTGCGAAACGGTAAAGGCGAAGTCATCGGACTGTACCCGCTGATGCCGAACAAGATGACGGTCGACAGAGACGATAAAGGTCACCTGTTCTATCAGTACCAGCGATCGAATGACGAAGCGATCAAATCGGACTCGATGGTCATCCTCTCCCCGCAGGACGTGCTGCACATTCCCGGACTTGGCTTCGACGGACTCGTCGGATACAGCCCGATCGCCATGGCGAAAAACGCCATCGGTCTGGCAATCGCCACCGAGGAATACGGCGCGAAATTCTTTGCAAACGGCGCAGCGCCGTCAGGTGTGCTCGAACACCCGGGAACGATCAAGGATCCCGCAAAGGTCAGAGAGAGCTGGAACACCACCTTCGGCGGCAGCGGAAACGCGGGTAAGGTCGCGGTACTCGAAGAAGGCATGAAATACACGCCCATTTCGATATCGCCCGAGCAGGCGCAATTCCTTGAAACAAGGAAGTTCCAGATCAACGAAATCGCTCGAATTTTCAGGGTACCACCTCACATGGTCGGCGACCTCGAAAAGTCGAGCTTTTCTAATATTGAGCAGCAGTCACTCGAATTCGTGAAGTACACGCTGGATCCGTGGGTGATCAGATGGGAGCAGTCGATTATGCGCACCCTGTTCACACCGGAGGAAAAGAAAAAGTACTACGTGAAATTCAACGTCGAGG